GGAGTAGCCAGCGGTAGCGGTGCCGTAGTCGCCAGCGGTAGCGGTGCCGGAGTAGCCAGCGGTAGCGGTGCCGGAGTAGCCAGCGGTAGCGGTGCCGGAGTCGCCAGCGGTAGCGGTGCCGTAGTCGCCAGCGGTAGCGGTGCCGGAGTCGCCAGCGGTAGCTGATCCAAGAGCGCCAACTTGGCAGTGCTCTTTGTCTCCCGCAGTGCTGGTTGCACCGATAATTGCGACGCCAGCCGAGCGAACTTCTTTCGCCTGCATGAAGTCTGTCGCGCTTTTGCGGTCGCCTATGTGGCGAATAGTGCAGCGCGGAAATTTGACCTTACCGCCAAGCGCTATAACGTCAGCAAGCACAGCTTCAACTACAAGCCACTTTGCATCCGAATCTCTTACGCTGCTGCTGCATCCGTGGTAGCCTTGGCCGAATAGCCAGCCGTGCAGGCCGTTTCCGCATTCTTTGTTTGCAATCCAGTCTGGTGCTTCGACTACTGCGCCAACTTCTGAAGGCCACTGGAAGTCGCTGTGTGATTTCATGTCTGCCTCGCAAGTGCGCAGAATGAGTGCCGTTTCTACTTCCTTCTTTGCCATTTTCTGAATCCCCGTTGTTGTTGCCAAAGCCGCCTCATCGAAGCGGCTTCAGTCAATCGTTCGGGTTGGCCGTCTTTCCGGCCTGTAATGCGCTTGCTTTATGACGCGAGCAGAGAGCGCAACCCGTCGCACGGGAAATTCTGTTTTCGCTTCATCTCCCAGGTATCAATGCGCTCGACTCTCACCGCCGATTCAGCCGTTCACGTCTGGTGATTGGCATCTGCTACCTGTTCGCACCGTCGCATTGGCTCGGGTGGTCGCTGTTCCGCAGCGGCAACGTGTGGTGAATTTGTAGTCCGCGCTGTACAGCCGAAGCTGGATCACCACGCGGAGGTTCCGAAGTTTTAAAGAGCGTCGATCTTTCGATCTGGGCCTTGTTGCTTGGCCGTGAATCTATTTAAGCAACGTAAAATGAAGAAATCAAGCCGTACTTAAAAATAAATTCAGTTTGACTAAAATTAAGTGCGCACTGTTCGCAAAAGGTATTTGCGGTTTTCTTTTTGTAATGCTTAAATTGGCGCACGTCCATAAGGAATACACCCATGAAAACACAGGAAGCGGCTGATTATTTCGGCTCAAGAGTAAAGCTGGCAAAGGCTCTAGGCGTTTCGCCTGCTGCCATTACCGGCTGGGGCGAATGCCCACCGTTGCCACGCCAGTACCAGATTCAAGTTCTAAGCAAGAACAAGCTCAAAGCAGAACCGCTAGCAGCCTAAACGGACTGCTGGATTTTTGACGCTAGCACCCGCTAGCACAGATGCAAGGCAAGGCGATAAACGGTAAACGCAACGCAATAAAAAAGGCCAGCGGATCAGGCTGGCCTCGGGTACTACAACTCAGGAGTAATTCTAGCATGACTTCACCGAAAGTTTACAACCATATCGAGCTTCACCCAATCGCTAGCAAGTCGATCATTCTTGTCCAGGATGATCAGCATGTAATCCTTTCGATTGATCAGGTTCATCAAGTCTCAGACGCTCTGCACAAGCTGGCAAGCGACATGATCGCGCAGAAGCACATTGCTGCTTCTAAGGCTGGCCTCTGATATGGCTGGCGACTGGATCAAGATGCGGACGAACCTTTGGGACGATCCGCGAATATCAAAACTTTGCGATATAACAGACCATCCAGAGGCTGCAATTGTTGGCGGGCTGTATTGGCTTTGGGCGACCGCCGATGAGCATACAGAGAGCGGGATTCTCCCTGGATTAACTACCCGCGCAATTGACCGCAAAACGGGCGTTAACGGGTTGGGGCAAGGGCTTGTCGATATTGGATGGCTAGCTGATCACCCTGAAGGTGTGCGCATTGTTGGCTTTGAAGAACACAACGGGACATCAGCCAAGAAACGCTGCCAGACCGCAAAAAGAGTAGAGAAGCACAAAGCAGGTAACGCGCCAGTAACGCAGCAAGCGTTACCAGAAATCGCAGACGGCGTTAGCGATGCGTTACCTAGAGAAGAGAAGAGAAGAGAAGAAGTAAATCAAAAGCTCTTGCCGACACCTGACGGTGCCGACCAGCCAACTCCGAAAATCTCTTACGTCAAAATCGCTGAAATCTACAACAAAACCTGCGGGGCTGTTCTGCCTAGGTGCGAAGCGCTAAACGCCAAGCGCAAAACCAACATCCGCAACCTGTGCGCTCTTGAGATTCGCGGCGAATTCCCGTTCCGCAAGGCAGAGTTCTGGGAAGGCTATTTCAACGACTGCCTTGAAAACCAGCACTGGATCGGACGTAACGACCGGGGATGGCGCGCAGACCTTGAGTTCCTAACCCGCACTGATAGCGCACTGAAAGTTCTGGAGGCCGCATGAGCCGTTCACTCGTTTCAATCGAAGCCGAGCATGGCGTACTCGGCGCACTGATGCACAAGCCTGAACTGTGCGAAGTGATCGGGGCAACGCTGGCAGTTGATGACTTCAGCGAACCTGATCACTCGGCACTGTACGCAATGATCCTGGCTTGCCATTCCAAGAAGCAGCATCCAGACAGCGTGACGCTTTCCGACATCCGCGCAGAATTGCCCAGCGGAGAAATGACGATTGTTTACGCCAGCGAAATCATGCGCAACGTGCCAAGCGCTGCCAATGGTGTCGGTTACGCTCAGATCGTCACAGAGCGCGCCAGAGCGCGGTTACTGCATCAGGCAGGGCAATGCCTTATGGAGATCGCGGAAAGCGCTGGCAGCATCCCTGAGCAAGTCTCAGAGGCACAACGGATAGTCCTAGAGCTTAACGCGCAAGACGAAACGCCAGACGTGATAACCCACAAGCAGGCACTTGGCGAAGTGTTCGATGACATGGAAGCCCGTCGAGCCGGCGTTAGGCACATGGGCATCGACTTCAACCTTCCCGATCTGGACAAGATCATTAACGGCATTCGCCCTGGCAATCTGGCGATCATTGCAGGGCGCCCAGGCACAGGAAAAACCGTTCTTGGCGTAGGCATTGCCGATCAGGTTGCTATCCGCGACGGCAAGGGTGCGCTGATCTTCTCGCTGGAAATGGCCAGCAAGGAACTATCCAAGCGCTCGCTGGCGGCAGTGTCAGGCGTAAGCCAGAACCGCATTGAGTCGGGTTCCGCTCTGGATGATGGCGAGGACATTCTCAAGCTTACGGCGGCGGTATCAAAACTAAGCACTGCGGATGTTCGCATCTGCGACAAGCCCGCGCTGACATTCGCCCGCATCTGCGCCATCGCACGATTCCAGCACCGGGCCAAGCCGCTGTCGGTGATCGTCGTCGATTACCTGAGCCTTATTGCCACAGAGCAAAACAGCAAGCTGAACCGAAACCAAGAGCTAGGCCAATACACGCGAGGCTTTAAGGCGCTGGCAAAACAGCTTGGAATTCCGGTGATCGTGCTCGCCCAGCTCAACCGCAGCATCGAAACCCGCGCCGATCCTAAGCCGAAAATGTCAGACCTTCGGGACTCCGGCGAAATCGAGCAAGACGCGGACATGATCATCATGGCGCACCGCGATATGAACAGCGATCAAGGCAAAGCCGGCATCACTGAAATCGACGTTGTTAAGTGCCGCCATGCAAAGCCGGGGTTCTGCCTCCTGCAATTCCAAGGCGAGCTTGCCAGATTCGTTTCATGCGCCCAGCAGCGCGAAGAACAACAACAAGAACCTACTCCAATCCGCAAGTCTGCGCGGGCATTCATGAAGGGAAATTTCTAATGGCCAACTTTTGCGTATGCGGTAACGAGGATTCACAACTACGACGCCGGGTTATCAAGGGAGGCGCGATCCAGTTTACCAATCAATGCACGAACTGCGGCGCAACTACCAGCAGCCCATTTAGCCGCGCTTCTGTGCTGAAGTCGCACGGGACGCTGGATATTCCAGAGTACGACGAGCAGTTAAAAGTTGATTACAGGGAGCGCGTTGTCTCTGAGCACACAGAGACTCGGGCAGCAGAAAAGGCAGAGTTTTTCGTTTGGTACAACGAATACCTGAAGTCTACAGAGTGGAGATCAAGAAGGGCGAGAGTTCTAAAAAGGGCGAACGGTATATGTGAGGGATGTCTTGTGTCGGAAGCCACCCAGGTTCACCACTTAACGTATGAGCACGTTGGTGATGAATTGATGTTTGAGCTTGTCGCTATCTGCGATGCGTGCCACGAGAAAGCCCACTCTAAAGAGGTGAAATTCTAATGGCCGACATTGCAGACATCGGAAACGACTACGCCGAAAAGGTACTGGAAGACCGCCTAAACGCTCGTGTGCGCTACGAAGGCGAGAGCGCAACCGAGTGCGAAGAGTGCGGGGTAGAGATACCGGAAGGCCGGAGAATAGCGGTCCCTGGCTGCAAGCTGTGCCGGGACTGCGCGCAGATTATTGA